TCTGAGTGGTTTGAGACCGTTAGTGAAGGGAAATTTAAAGTTGAGTGGGTAGTAGCAGATAAATGGGTAAGACTGCCAAACACAACTAGCGACTATCAGATTGGTAATTCTGTCAATTTACACACAGCACCTAATGGGCCAAAACTTTTTAATGATGCAATGACTGAAAGCGACAAAGTTTTTAACTTTACTGGCGTACAAACTGTAAATTTTATTTTGCCAAAAGGTCAAAATTTTATTCAAGAAACTTTACAAGGCTTTCCCTGGGATGCTGCAGTGAAAAATTTAGTAACAAATGAGGGATCTGTTTCCTCTTTTTCAATTCCAGGAAAATTCATGGATTATGAGAAAAAGGGATATTGGTCTTACTTTGTACATGAATTTGGACATGCTATGGCCTTGCCACACATTGGTTCCTCTCGTGAACCTAATCCATTTCTTGGCTTAGATATTATGAGTAATCAAGACGGAGAATCCAGAGAACTTAGTGGTTGGATGCGTTTTGTAGCAGGTTGGCTGAGCGATGAAAGAGTCTATTGTCAGGAGTTAAGTACCTTAAAAAGTACTGATGTTACTTTGATTCCAATAAGTCAATTGGATACTGGCATAAAGATGGTGGTGATTCCAGTATCTGAGACAAAAGCGGTTGTAATTGAATCAAGGCGTGAAAACAAATTTTCCTGTCAAATGCCGTCTAAAAGAAATGGTGTTTTAGTTTATACATATGACGGAACACTTATGCATGGAGAAAATTTCTTAAAACCGATTATTTTAGAAGGAAGAGCCAGTGAAAGTAGTTCTAATTGTATGGTGCAACCATACCCAAACCCGATTCACTATAAAGGTGAAAAAATTTCTGTTGAGGGGATTACAATTGAAGTGATTGAGAGTCTGAATTATGACAAGATTAAAATAGTTAAAAATAATTAATTATATTAATAGTATAATTGCGAATATTGCATAGTGGTAGTGCGTAACCTTGCCAAGGTTAATGTGAGAGTTCGATTCTCTCTATTCGCTCTAAGCCTTCATCGTCTAGTGGCCTAGGACGTCGCCCTTTCACGGCGTTAACACGGGTTCAAATCCCGTTGGAGGTACCAAAAATTTGGTATAATAGGATTGTATCTGCCTACGGGGGATACATAAACTAACTCGCTGAAAAGGAGAAAATAAAATGGTAAGTTCATTTGCACTGGATCTTTTTAAGGATCCGTTTTTTATTGGTTTCAATCGTGAATTGGACCGATTAAATGCAGTACACAATCTAGCAACTCGTCAGGCATATCCGCCGTACGACATTCTTAAATTAGATGAGGATACATATAAACTATCCTTAGCCGTTGCTGGATTCTCTAAAGATGATATTAAAGTATCTGTAGATAATGGAACTTTAATCATTAAAGGAGAAATAGTTGAAGTAGTAGATGCTGAAATTGTTCACAAAGGAATTGCTGGTAGAAAATTTACTCGCACTTTTGCACTTGGTGAATATATGGAAGTAACTGGTGCTGAAATGAAAGATGGCATGTTAAACATTGACATTAATCGTATTATTCCAGAGGATAAAAAGCCAAAGGAAATCACAGTCAAGGTTGCAAAAAAGTAACTAACACTGTATAATATATAAGACCTGAGCATGTCCATAAACTGCTCACTATTTTTAAAAAGGAGTGGCTAAATGCCTTCATATGAATACGATTGCATGCCTTGCGGTACCAGAGTAATAAAAGAAAGATCAATTAGTGATTTTGATCCAGGATATAGTTGTGAAACTTGCAATAGATCGTTAGTTCGTGTATACTCTAATATAGGATCAATTTTCAACGGTAATGGATTTTACTCAACCGACAATAGAAAGAAGTAACTGGATGTATAATAGAACTATGAACAACATTACAAAAGATCATCCAAGCGTAAATCCAAAAGAATGGATTTTAGACGCAAAAGATCGTTGTGATACTTGTCAGGCACAAGCATTAGTTAAAGTTAAAGGTGCTTCTGGAGAGTTAACTTTTTGTAGTCATCATTATGAAAAAATAATGAACAATCAAGATTCATATAAAAAAATGATGTCTTTTATGTTAGAGGTTCTTGATGAGCGTGAAAAGTTAGTTGAAAATAGAGCGATTGGGGCAATATAATGTATGAGTATTTTGTAAAAGAAGTAAAAAATGTAGTCGATGGAGACACTATTGATGTAGTTATTGATTTAGGGTTTGACATTTTATTTGCATCCCGTGTTCGTTTGGCTGGTATTGATACCCCAGAATCACGGACAACTGATAAAGCAGAAAAAGTTCTTGGTCTTGAGTCTAAAGATTATTTAAAAAAATACCTTAAAGACGCTAAATCTGTTGTAATTAAAACTGAAAAAATGAATTCATCAGAAAAATATGGTCGTATTCTTGGTTGGATATATGTAAATGGTGATACGGAATCATTAAATGATAAAATGATTAATGACGGTTATGCATGGGGATATCTTGGCGAAACCAAAATTAAAGATTTTGATGTATTAAAAAAGGCTAGAGCAAAGTCTAAAAAATGAAAACTGTTTTTTATTTTACTGCAGAGTGGTGTGGCCCATGCAAAAAAACAAAACCAGTTGTTGAAGATTTAAAAAAAGAAGGTTTTGAGTTTCAGATAATAGATGCTGATTATGAACAATTATTAGTTAAAAGGTTTGAAATAAAATCAATTCCTACTTTTATATTATTTGAAAATGAAAAAGAAATTAAACGTATAATTGGTGCACAAAACAAACAATCATTACTAGATTTTATTAAAAATGAGTAACGAAGAAGAAGACATGATTGAAAAACTTATTCTTGACGGGGGGCTAGAAACTGTAGGGGTTGACGAAGAAACTGGGGAACTTTTATATTCTTTTACTCCTAAGATTAAGAACCTTATGCCTGACTTATACAATGAGCATATAACAGATGTTAATTCTTGTATTATGCAATTATGGGAAAAAGGGTTTTTAGAAATAGATTTTTTTGCTACAGAGCCTATCATTACCCTATCAACAAAGGCTTTTGATCGAGTAGCAGTAGAAGGTTTATCAAAAAAAGACAGGTGGAATCTTTTTGAAGTTATACGGCTTTTGCATCCCAAAACCTGATATAATCTGTATATAGCCTAGGAGGCTAGAAGAAATGGAAAATGAAATGGCAAAAGCAAAACCTAACTATGGAGATTTTATTAAACCACGTAGAGGTGGATCAACACCGTCAGATCCTAAACTATATGCAAGAGTTGTGCAAGCAGCAAAAGATAAGTTTGACGTTTATCCATCTGCAGTAGCAAATTCTTGGGTAGTACAAGAATATAAGCGTCGTGGCGGTACATACAAATCAGAAAAAGAAATTTCTAAAAATATTTGGAATGGTAGTTTATTTAATACACGGGATATTATAAAATAATGGCTAATAAATCATCTGGCTCTTATTCTAAAGATCACGGATTTAATTCAATGCAAATTAAAAATGGCAGAATTGTTCGTTTAAGAAAAGACGGTACCATAAAAACAGATCTTGGTCCGTATCCAAAAACAAAGGCAGGGGTAACTAATGGCAAATAAAGAACAAAAAGGTAATACTAATACAAAAAAAGAGCCTAAGATGACTCTTAAAGAAAAACGTGTTGCTAAACAACAAAAACGGGATAAGAAAAATGGCTGATACATACACTCCTACTTCTGGTATGAAGGCTGCTGCTCGTCGTGCATTAAAATGGAAAGCAGATGGCAAGGCAACTGGTGCAGGAACTCCTGTAGGTTGGGGTCGTGCAACTGATATTGTAAATGGATCAGCAATGTCTCTTAGTACTGTTAAAAGAATGTTCTCTTTCTTTTCTCGTCACGAAGTAGATAAAAAAGGAAAAGGGTTTTATGATGGCCCAGAGTTTCCGTCTAATGGAAGAATTATGTGGGATGCTTGGGGCGGAGATGCAGGATTTTCATGGAGCCGTGCAATTGTAGAAAGAGAAAAAAAGCAAGTAGAAAAGGTTTGGGCAGATAGCCCATTTAGTTTAAGGAAGGGGTAAAAAGTGGAGGACTTAAATATTGAAGAAGTAAAGCAATTAGTTGTATTTTATAAACAAAAATCTTCAGATCTTGAGTTTAACTTATTGCAAATGCAAATAAAGTTAAATAGGATTAGTAATCTTGACGAGTTACCAATAGTTAAAGCAACAAACAAGCCTGTAGATAAAAAATAAGAAAATATAAAAATGCAAGAGTTAATAATTATAGGCTTGACATTAACTCTTTTTTGTTATATCATTAAGGGTGTAGTAAAGAATAAAAAAAAGAATAATTTAAAAATGATACACCGTCAAAGCGATGTTCATAAACTTTTAAAATATTTTTTTTCAATTCCATTGTCTAGCAATGAAAATAACTTTTCACAGTTGACAAAACACAAACAAAAGGGTATTATTAAAGTTATTGTTTTAGGTGATCAGGCATACTGGGTATCTAACAATATATTTTATGTTGCAGATGCTGTTGACGGTAAAGTACAAAAAAGTACCGCAAAGCCAGTAGACATAGAAAGTTTACCAAAAGTAGATCTAGATAAGATGCTATTTATATTAGACAGTTTAAGGGATGGAAAAAGAGATGATAGTGGCAGTACAGGGAACAAATAAATTTAACGACTATGGAGTCTTTATTAGATCCATGGGTGTTGCTATGTCAAATATGACTGAAGATGATACAGAGTTTATAATTTATTCTGCTGGACCTGCTAAAGTTAATTCTTTTGTTTCAGAATTTTCTAATGTATCAGAAAAAGGAATGAAGGCTAGAGGTAAAAAAATAAAATTTTATAAGGTTGCTCCTCTTTGGATGCAAGAAAATTTAAATCAATTAAATTATTTTGCTTTTTTAAGTAGTCCAAACGAGAAAACATCTAGGTTGGTTTCAGAAGCACAACTACAAAATGTAGAAGTTGGCATATTTAAATACTAGGGGGTATTATGTTAATAAGAAGTTTAAACACAATGGAAAAAATTGTTTCAAAAAACAAAAACTTAATTTGGCGAGGTTGGGATGTAATTGATCTAAAAGAATCCGATACAGCAAAAACCTCTGTAGTGGGCATTAGAGTAAAAGATAAATGGTATCTTCACAAGATTTATTCACCTAGTCGTAATGGTTGGGATATTCCAAATAAGTATAGGGAATAAAAATGAAACAGCATTTATGGAAAGATAACGCTTTGTGTTTAGGTCTTGAAACAAATATATATTTTGATAAATATGAAGATGACCCGCAGAGTAGACCAATTGTAGACTCTATGTGCATGTCCTGCCCAGTAGCAAAAACCTGTTTTGCCGTAGGTATATCAGGTAAAGAGTGGGGCGTATGGGGTGGGGTATACTTAGAAGGTGGAGATGTTTCTAGAGAGTTTAATAATCATAAAACCAAACAGGGCTGGTCAGAAACTTGGCAGTCTTTAACAATAGAAAAAGATAAATAACATGATTATTCAGATTATAGGTCTTCCAGGTTCTGGAAAGACAGAGTTAGCCAAGGCACTTAAAGAAAGAATTAACGCTATTCATCTTAATGCAGATGAGGTTCGTGCAACAGTAAATTCAGATCTAGGCTTTGCACCAGAAGATAGACTTGAGCAGGCTCGTCGTATGGGAGAAATGGCAAGACTAATTGCTAAGCAAGGTGTTGCTCCAGTAATCGTAGACTTTGTTTGCCCAACAGATCTAACTCGTGTAGCGTTTGGCAAGCCAGATATTCTTATCTTTATGGATACTATTGTTGAAGGTAGATTTGAAGACACCAATAAAATATTTGAGCGACCAACTGAGTTTGATGCAACATTTGAAGACCATAGATTAGACGCCGAACAAAAAGCAACAGTAATAATTAAGTATTTTAATTTACACGATTGGTCAGCACCCACAACACTTATGCTGGGTAGGTACCAGCCTTGGCACGAAGGCCACCACGCCCTTTACAAGGAGGCTGGCAAGAGAACTGACCAAGTACTTCTTGGAGTCCGTAATACCTACAATACAAGCGAAAAGGACCCTCTTAAATTTGATCAGGTAAAAGAATACATTGCTAAGGATGAGTTCATGGATGGATCAATGGTACTTAGACTACCTAACATTACCAACATTGTATATGGTCGTGATGTTGGATATAAGATTGAACAAGTAGATTTGGGGGCAGACATTCATGCTATTTCGGCTACTAAAAAACGTAAAGAATTGGGTATTTAGTTTTGGCAAAGGTATCGCAGATGCAGAAGATAGGTTTGTTAAAAGTATGTTTGAAGAGGATATAGATGATGAAAGTAACAAAGACTAGATCGTTTGTTAAAGCATTAAGTTATCGTATATGGGGAACATTGTCCTCCGTTGCCGTTGCTTATGCTATTACAAAAAATGCTTCGTTATCTATAACAATTGCATTTTGGGAAACTGTTGTTAAAGTATTTATTTATTACGCACATGAACGTGGATGGAACTATATTCAGTGGGGTAGAAAATAATGTATACAAACGAAATGCGTAGGGCTGTGCATTCGGTTATGCCTCCTAAAGGATTTGGTGTAGAGATTATTGACAATGAACACTTCCTTACTGTAAAATTAGATGAATACAAATTTTTAAAAATGTTACACGATGAAAAAATAGAAGCAGTTAAATATGTTGTTCAAATAAAAAAGGCTTTAGAAATGAATGGAGCAATTGTGTTAGTTACTAGGGAGCCAATCAAATGAATAACATTTTGTTAATATTTCTATTAACTCTATCAATTTTTTTTGCAATGCTGTGTTTGTTTATATCTTTAAAGTTAAAAAAATCAAAATTGTACATGGCTAAATTGCTCTTAGAAAACTTTAAACTTAATGAATATGCTGAGAAAATACAGTCTACAAAAGAACTAGACAGTAACGATATACATAGAGAAAACTTTATAAAATTTTTATCAGATTCTCGTGAGTGGGCTTTTACTTATATAGAAGATGTACAAAATGGGCTAACCAAATTTGTTGAAAAAGTAGATCCAACCATTAACTATTTTGATGATTTTAGTTCTATACAAGAAGGCAATCCTTTAAATGTAGGAATGAAACAAATATCTTCTGCATATAAAGATTTAAAAAAATTTTTGCCAAGCGATTCAGAAACAAAAAATTCATAATGAAATATTATTTTTTTGGCGGATCTATGAATCCAGTAGTTTTTAAAGAAAATTTAAATGATGGTTTTGATGGAGTTATGTTTACATATGATTTAAAACAATCAGATATTTTTACATATTTAGCAAGTCAGCCTAATAAAAATTTAAAAGTTAAATGTTTAGTTGCAATAAGACCATATACCATTTCTCCTCAATATCTTTATATGATAAATAAAAGCATGCAAAAAATTATGCCAAATACATTGCAGATAAATTTTATTCAAGGTTATACAAAAGATTATGAAAAAGATCTTGGTGGAATTATTGGCGAAGTTAATGATCTGTCTAATAGTGTTGATAAATCTAACTATCTTGTTAACTATTTAGATGTTTTAAATACAATGCAAAAAAATGAAAAAAATAAATATCCTTTAGATTTTTATGTATCAACAAGTAACAAACATGTAATGGAAGCAGTACAAAAATATAATAACAAAATAATTTTACCTTATAAAAAATATAAAGATAAACATTGGATTAGAGAAAAATTACCAGAAGGTCAGGTAGTTTATAAAGATCCAATAGATTTAAAAAATACTAAAGTTATGTTAGCCATAACTCCAATTTTAAGAAAAAGCAAAAAAGATTTTGAAGACTTGCCAAAAGATTATGTAGATAGACCAATTTGGCGTGAAGGAGAAAGAACTCATGCAGTGTCAGATGCTGTATACTTTACGTACGAAGAGTTTGGTGTTTTTTTAGATGAACTTGAAAAAGAAGGTATAGAAGAAGTACTTATGAATGCTTATCCCAGTAGAGAATATGCAGTAATTAAACATTATTTAAAAAATTACGCAAGAATAGAACCGTGAGTTTTGTTGGTAGTTTTACCGACAAAGAAAAAAAATAACCTAGGAGGAATAATGGAAAAAGTACTAAACGATAAGACAAAGGCAATGCTAGCATCATATGGACGATCTGTCCTTGGTGCATTAATTGCACTTTACATGGCTGGCGTTACAGATCCAAGTGATCTATGGACTGCACTAGTTGCTGCTATAGCACCCGTCGCATTGAGAGCGCTCAATCCTGCAGATAAGGCATTTGGTATCTTGCCTGATGCTAAGGACGTAGAGAAGGCTCTGAAGGCCGCTAAAGCACCTTTAAAAAAGGCTGCTAAAAAGAAGTAAATAATCTTCTATAAGATAGCCAGTCTAGAAATAGGCTGGCTTTTTTATTTGTTTATAATTTCTAAGTATTTTTGTTTTAGTTTATCTATAGAAAAGTTTTCTAAACCAATTGATAATGCTTTTTCTTTAAATTCTTTTTTATTATTATTCTTAATATATCTATCAACTATGTTTGCAAATTTATCTGGAACAATATTATAAATATCAACCATTGACTTTGTTCTAAATGATCCTATCTTTGTTGATTCTACTAACCAATCTTCAGGCAATATTGTATTATTTGGAGATACATTAGTCATAAAAACTGGCAGGGCACTCATAAGAGCCTCATTCATAGGTAA